CCCGACGCGAGGATCGGTAGCGCAAACAACGGGCGAACAAGGTGCAGGACAAGGACGCCCGTCGTACCTGTGTAGGCCACGCCGCCTGAGAACGTAAAGGACTCGATGTCCGAGATACCCGTGTCGCCAGATGCGAGAGGCAAGAACGGCCCGTAGCGGTTGGCAGCGTTGCCAGAGTGCGGGATGGACGTGATGGCCGGGGTTGCTGCCATCGACACCGTGACCGGCATCGTGCGGCCCGGCGTGCCTGCGCTGTTCGTGTACTGGAACGCGCTGATGTTTGGACCACCCGTCGCCGGGGCAATCAGCGTCGAGAAGTAAGCGCGGCACCCTGCGCCTGACGCATAGCGAGCGCCGCCGCCTAGCGCCGTCATGGTCACGGTGCGACCGATGGTTTCCGTCACGTTGACGGACGACGCGCCCTGAATGCGCACGTAGCCAAGCTGGTCAACCAGCATCAGCACCCACGGGGCACCCGCCGCGCTGGGGCCACACGTCGCCATGACGTTGATGACGTGCTTGGTCAGGGCCGAGACGTTGCCACCGTGCGGGATAGCGCCCGCGCTGGTGTCGTCCGTGGCAACGAACGTCAGCGACGTTCCGGCATAGTTGTTCGTCGCGGTCGAGTCGCCGAAGGGAAATCCGGTCAGGGCTGGACCGAGGTCATGCCATGCGCCCGCAACCTGTGCGGTCGAAATCAGCTTGTTCACGTCCGTGCGCTGGAACCGCCCGTTGACGGTAATCTCGTTGATCAGAGCGTCGTGGCTGCTAAAGCCCATTGGTCATCCCCACACAAATTCTGCATAGCCCGCAATCAGGCCGGAAGCGATTGAACCCGTTGTCGTCATGCCGATCAGATTGAGATACGCACCGTCATAGATGCGAGGCGCGTCAGGGATTTCCCGAATGCTCTCTTTTTCAGTCGGCGCATTGATGTCGCGGATCGTGATGGAACGCAGCGGCTTGACCAGCACCAGCGCACACAGCCCGCCATTCGCTACGCTGAACGTCACGCTCTCGACCGAACGCACGCCCGTGTCGCCATCCTGCAAGGGAATGAACGGCTGGAACCCGCCCGCTGCCTGCGTCGTGGCCGTCAGTGTCGCGATGTTCGTCGCCGCCGAGCAGAACTGCGTCGGCGTCACGCGCCCAGCCACGCCCGCCTGGTTGGTGTAGGTGACCGTGAACTGCCCGCCACCGATGGTCGGGGCGACGTTCACCGCCATCATCCGCACGCCCGCGCCCGTCGCATAGCGCGGCAGCGTTACGGTGTTGACCATCGGCTGCACCTCGCCCACCGCGTCCATGTCGATGAAGGGGTAGAACAGCAGATAGTCCAGCAAGTACCAGTAGGACGGAACCGCGTTGGCCGTCGAGGTCATGATGCACAGATTGCGCAGATGCTTCTGCGCCGGGGCTACGTCCGCGCCGTGCCAGATGCCCTTCTCGTAGTTGCGTTCCGACCGATCAAGGCTTCCTAGCGTGGCTGCTTCAAGCGGCGCTGCGGCGTAGTAGTTCGGCACCGGATTGCCGCCGGCCATTGACAGGTCGCACCAGTTGCCCGCTGTCGTGACCTGTGACGGCACCTTACGAAACGCCGTGAAATGCTCCGCTCCGCTGAGAGGGGCATCCACATAGGCACGTATGTTTCTAAAGCCGGGCATCAGTCTTCAGCGATTGACAACGCGCCGATGGCAAACTGCGGCTGAATGCCAGAGGACACAGCCAACGGCGAGGACAGTTCGCCCTTGTACAGCAGCACCGTCGCAGCCGCCGCCGTGGCACCAATGCCGACCCCGACGTGGGTGATGGTCGGCGTGCCAGACGTACACTGCGGAAACTGGACCAGCGCCGCATTCGTTACCGTGTTGCCCGTCACCGTCCATCCCGAACCCGACCGAGCCACTGCAACGCGGGCATACGAGCCGTAGGATGTCTCGTTCGTTGCCTGCGTGCCAGCCTCGCCGGGGTCCGCCGTATGCAGCGTGACATACAGGTTGGTGGCCGGCGACGTGGTGTCGTTCTCCGCGATGTCCGCGAAGGTCGTGGCGTTGAAGATCAACAGCAGGATGGAGTTCTCAAGCGTGTTCGATTTTGACATGATGGCCCCTTAGCCGTTCGTCGTGATTGCGATAACTGCGGCCATGACCGTCACGGGCCTAGGCGCATAGCCGAACAGATGCAGCCGGGCGTCGGTCGTCCATATGCCCGGCATCTCGACCATGCCCTCGTCGTAGTGGTCCCAGACGCGCGTGTCAGACACGTCCTCTGCACCCTCGACATTCGGCAGCGGCCAGATCGTGTCGGCCTCTGCGCCGTAGTACAAGCCGTCCTGGTGCGTCTTGGCGAGGATGAGGCCGAGATGGTCGAGCCGCTTGGACTGTGACAACGCCGTGCCACCCGCCGCCGCATAGGCGAGCTTGGCGGACTTGAACGTCGCCGTGTAGGGCAGGCCCACCACCGCGTTCGTCACTGTAGTACCGAGTGTGATGGAACCACCCGTTACTGTGTACGTCGTCTGAGTGGCCCGCCCCGGCGACAGGTCCACCCCATCCGCCCACACCACGACCTGCTCGCCCTCAAGATGGTCGAGGCCCGTGATGGTTGACGTTGCCACGCCGGAATAGACGATGAAGCTGTCGGCCTGCTTGTTCAGCGTGCCGCCCTCGCACTCGTCAATGCGCGCCCACTTCTCATGATACCGCTTGGTCTGCCCGTTGATGGTACGGCGCACCACATAGTAGACGTTGTCCTCCAGCGTGCCGGGCAGGACATACGCCGCCTCGATCACGCCGTCCGTCTCGACCAGCCACCACGCCTCGACGCCATCGTCAGCGTCGTAAAGCAGCACCGCCACCTTGCCGTCTGCCCGCACGAAGTGAATGGCCGTGTCGGGCTGGCGCTGGACAGCAATGTCCACGAAACCCGGAAGGCCGATCTCCTCGTTCAACCGCGTCATGTCGGCGGTCTTGTAGGACTGGATGTTGATGTCGAACACGACCTGATAGATGCGGCGGTTGCTCGCCTGCACGTACATCACGCGCGTATCGACCTTGACCGCTTCCAGTGCTGCCGAACCCTGCGTGGAGAACTGCTTGATATTGAAGTTGGTCGGCGTCAGAGGCTCATCGAACGAGGATGACTTGGCCTGAATGATGGACCCGTCCGCGCCCGCAATCAGCCGTTCCGTTGACGCAAGCCAGTTGATGGTGGCAATCGGACCCTGCCCGATGGACCTGTCAATCGGCGCTGCATCCCCCTCCTCCATGTCGTTGTAGGAGGTGTAGTCGTCGGAACCAGAACCCCAGATCCGGTCATTCCCGGCCCACCACAGCCGCCCCTCATGGAGCTTGACGGAACTCGGCCAGCCGCGCCGGTCAGACCATGCACCTTCGCGCCAGTTATAAGTCGCCGTGAAGTTGGCAAACGGCTCCAGCACCTCGACGGCTACCGATGTCGTGGAATTGTATGTCAGAACCCGCGCCACGCCCGTGCCGGAACCGCCAGGAAAGGAAAGCTGAACCAGCGCCGATCCAGACCCATAGGCTGCCGGCTTGAAGCCGATGCGATACCACACGATAGAGTTGTCGAGCGTGTCGTCGTAACTCTGGGACGTATTGCCCGTCCATGTCGTCACGTCACTGAAGCCGGTCGTCTCGCTATCGAACGACCGCTGCATGGTCAGCGTGCCGGTCCATGTCCCGCTGATCGAGATCGTAAAGACACGCCCAGCATCGACGCCATTGACGCGGATGGTCGACGTGTATGTGTCATTCGCCGTCAGCGTGGACGAGGCCACCTGGCCCGTATGCGTCAACTCAAACAACGCCCCGACATGCGAGGCGCGGAACGTTGGGCGGGATGCCGTCAGCGTCGTATTGCCTGACACCGACGATGGCGTCAGACTGACCGAGGTATCCGCGTTGAAGTTGAACGGGCCGTCGTTCGTTTTGTACTCGACAAAGGACCAGGAATAGGTGCCGCGCCTTTCGATCTTGCGCTGCTGATGCCCGGTGCAGGCAAGATAGACAACGTCGGCAGACTGGTCGCTGCGGATCAGCGTCAAGTCGGATTCGTCATAGGGCGTCGTCAGGGCCATGGCCCCCGCCGCCTCAAGCGAGCAGGACGACACAATCTTGTTGATGCGCGACAAGCCTTCAAACTGGACGAAGAACCCGGCGGTCGGCGTGAAGGCGAGGCTATGCGTGCCGGTATCCAGCGAGGTCGTCGTGATGTAGTCGTCGCCGCCCGTTGTCGTCCCGACACGAAACCGGACAGGCCCGCGCTCGACCACAATGCGGATGGCGTGCTGCACACCGCTGGAACCAAGGACGACGAACTGCGTTGCCCTTGCCGTGCCGCCCTCTGTCGTGAGGTTCAGCGTCAGTTTGTCGGACGCAATCGAGGAGACACCGCTGCCTGACGTGGTAAGCGTCCACGATGCAGGCACCGTGAAGTCGTCCATCACCGTGGTGACAGATGAGCGCGTGACAGGCGTGTCGCCCACCAGAACCCGCAACGCCCCCGCACTGAACTCCAGCGCCGCATAGTCCGACGCCGAGAACACGAACGGAAGAACCCGCGCCTTGGCGTCGTTGTACGTGCTGGCCTTGTAGCCCAGACCCGGCCGCAGCATCATCGGGCCGAGCGTGCGCGGCATCCAGTTCGTCTGCGTCTCCGCACTCAACCGAAGGCGGTCAACGTCCGTGCGCGCGAGCGCCAGGACAGAGACGGTTCCGCGGTTAAAGGCGTGTTGTCCGACCGACTGCTTAGGCATCAGCTAAAGCGTCCGTTCCAGCGGGAGCGGGTGCGGAACCCACCGTCACGCGAGCGAACCCACGTTCCTTCCGGCATCCGCCCGGCAGGCTCGTTCATCGCATCCTTGGCGCGGGCATTCATCCGCTCGCGCCGCAGCCTCTTGTCGAGCATGTCCCACTTCTCGGACGAACCCGTCACGTTCAGCACGATGGCATAAGCCAGTGCCGTCTCGACCAGCGTCACGAAGGAGCGCGGCCAGATGCTTAAATTGGCACCGAAATCAGCATCATTTGAGACGTAACGTAGATACAATGGCTCTACGTCGCAGAACAGGTACGACCCCTCGTCGTTGTAGTCATCGAGGGGCGTGCCGAACCGCTCGTCGGCAGAGATGTTGAACGTGCGAACCCAGTCGGTCGGCTTCTCGTATGCGTATGAGTAGCCGAACTCAGGCTCCGCGCCCGTGGCCGGTTCCAGTTCCACCGTCCGCATGGCGAAGTTCCAGTAGCCCGCCTCAAGGCTGTTCGCCACGACATCATCGTAGGCGTCGTCCAACTCACGGCGGGACGCACGGTCTTCAGTCAGGGACGACAGGCGTCGTTCGCCCAGCGCCCTGAGAGCGCCGGAATAGATCGAGAGTTTCGACGCCATGTCTCAGCCCTTAGAAGGCGTTGCGGAGCTTGGCGAGTTCAACCATCGCCTCGGCTTCCGTCTGGAACTTCTCGGCAATCACGTTCTCGCCGCGCATGACGCAGTAGCGAGCGTGAGGGCCGCGATACTTGACGCTCAGGGGCGATGCGGGCGCAGCGACTTCCGCCGCAGGAGCCAGATCAACCCGGCGCAGAAGGACGACCTTGGCCGAAAGCCGATGGGCCGCAACCACATACAGTTCCGCGTACCAAGTGGTGTCTTCCGCATGGACTTCTATGATGTCCCCGATACGCAGCTTGCGACCAACATGCGACCAGAAGTCAGGTTCGAACATGCGTTCATACGGCGTGGACGGGTCGAAGGTCACCGACCAGCGGTTCGTCGCGTAGGACGCCAGCGAGAAACGGGCCTCGGGCAGCATCTTCGGCATCGGCTTCGGGGGAACCGGAACCGGCGTAAGGACGGCAGACACTTCAGCAATGGCAGCTTCAGCCATGGATCACCCAGGTTGGAGAGAGGGAAGGGCGGGAGATTGCTCCCCCGCCCCGTCTTGTTAGTCGCCCGTGGTAGCCGAGCCAACGGTCGTGCCGAGCGCGATGTCGGCAGCGCCGCCAGCGGTCACGGACTCGACGCGGTGCATGGTCGTCAGCGGCGTGGCGGTATCCACGACGATGAACGAGTCAGACACGGACAGGCCGAGGGCCGAACCGTTGGTGACGAAGTCGGAAGCGTCGATAGCGCCAGCGGCGTCAGCCGCAGTGACGTACATCCACAGCTTGCCGTAGCCGCCGATCCCCTGCGCGACGAGCATCGGAGGGGCAGAAGTCGAATAAGCCATAATGGCCTCCTAGTTTGAATGGAGAGGAAGAAACAGGGGGACTAGCCCCCCGTCATTAGGTGGCAGCGTAGCCAGAACCGTCATGGGTAATCTTGACGACACCCGTGTTCTGGAAAAGCTTCGACCCCATGAACACGCTGCAACGCGCGTAGGAGTAGTTCTGCTCCTCGTCCACACCGACCTTCATGTCCATCTCGCCAGTGTTGACCGCCTGACCGATGGCATCGCGATGGTAGATGTAGCAAAGCTCCGTCGCGCCACCAGCGCCCGACAGGTTGGGATGCATGATCCAGTTGATGCCGGCCCAGCGACGGAACTGGCGGATCGGACCGGAGAAGGGCTTTACCTCGACGTAATCGGCCGAGGCGAACTCCTTCGTCTGCATCAGGTAGGCGTAGCCGGCGGGGCTGATGACGCCGAACATCTTGTCCTCTTCCGAGATCGGCACGTCGGCGTTGCCGAGAATGGCAACCGCGTGCATGACCTTGGAGAGAGACAGCGTGGCGGCAGCGCCAGCGTCCTGCGTACCATTCGCAAGCTCGGCCAGGATGTCCTGGTCCATCTTGCGATTGATGACGCCCATCGTGGTTTCCTGCATGATGCGACGACCGTCGCCCTGCGAGGCGAACAGGTTGAAGCCCGTGCGCTGCACAAGGTCGTGCCACTCGACCAGAGTCGCGGTGTACTGGTTCAGATCGTCGGAACGAGCCGGGATCAGACCGTTGACGCCACGGGTCACGGCGGTGGCCGAACCGGAGCCGGCGACGAGGAACGTGGCCTGGTTGCCCTTCACCACGGCTTCGCGGGTGACGGAGGCGGAAAGCAGCGACTGGCGCTGTTCGAAGGCGGAGATGAACTCCTGCCGATACTGAATCTGAAATGCCGTTGCGGGCATGGGATCACCTATGATGTTGGAGGGGTTGTGTGAGTGACCGCCAGCATCGGGTTGCCCATGCAGTCGCGTTCACGGGTTGCCCTGTCGGGGCCGATCCGCGTTGCGTGGGGCTTCAGCGTTGGTCGAGGTAGTCAGGTGCGCGGGAACCGGGGCCTTGCGGGTTGTCCGGTCGAAGCGCGGTGTGCGCGTTACGCTGCGCGGGCGTAGTCTCCAAAGTGCTCTGTGGCAGCTTTGGCGTAGGCGTTGGCAGCGTCTTGTGGGTCCGTAAAGAACCCCAAGTGCAGACGCTTCATTCCCGGCGGCTTGATGCGAGCCGTCCATTTGCTCTTCTGTCGGCAGAAAAACACGCCTTTGAAACCGGACGTGTTGTCTCTGCGGCGGGCAGAATTTGCGTTGTTCAGCGACTGCGTGACCTCGCGCAAGTTGCAGAGACGGTTGTCTGCGCGGTCGCCGTTGATGTGATCGATCTGCTCGGGCATGTACCCGTGCACATACAGCCAGACAAGCCGGTGAATGAGGTACGTCCGGTTGTCGATACTTAGTTGCGAATACCCCCGGCTATGGCGGGCGCAAGGGTAGTCTAAGTGGTTCGGTGAACGCTTGACCAAACGCCGGAACCGGCCCGTGTCTGGCTCGTACTCAAACCGCCGTTTGAGTTCGTCTCGCGTAATCATCACGCAGCCCGCCCCTGCATTGCGTTACGGGCCTGAAGCAGCTTGCCGTACTCTTCCTGAAGCGCCGGATCATTCCAGTATTTGCGCTGATCCGCTTTCATCACGCCTTCGATTTCCGCGATCCGCGCTTCTCCCGCCTTAAGCGGGTCGGCGGAACCAGCCGGCACCAACGTGGCGAGCGGATTGACGGTACGCACCATGCCGGAAAGCCAGCGAAGCACCTCGGGGTGATCGCCTAGAAGCTTGCCGTCAGCAGTGCGGGAATTGAACAGAACGTCGCTCAACCCTGCCGGCGCGGACGCCTCAAGGAAGTTGGCAATGCCCTTGACCTCGGCGCGGTACTGCGGACCCCACTCGGCCCGCAACTGATCCTCGGCCGTGGCGCGGAAGGCCTTGTCGTTCTCGACACGCTGCGCCGCGTCCGCATCGACCTCGTTGTAGTACCAGGCCAGCGTCTTGTTGAACTGGTCGGGCGTCATGCCCAACTCATGGGCCGTCTTCTGAAACCCCGTGATCAGCGGCGCATCCGCCTCGCCGGGGATCATCCCGTTCGGCAACTGCGGCTTGTAACCCTCGGGGCTTTCCGGCAGGCCGTTCTCAGCGCGCCAGGTCTTGACCTCTTCCGGCGTAGCGTCGGGCTTGAGGCCCTGCTTCAACTGGCCGGAACTGATCTTGGCTTCCAGTGCGCGGTATGCCTTCCAGACATCAGCCGGCGAACCCATGCGCTGGAGACGTGCGATCTC